CACAGGTGCAGGCGGAGGCGTTGGTTTACGTGGTACTCAAGTAGTGCCTAACGGATTTGGCGGCGCTACTGTTTATTGTTATAGCCCTTGGCAAGGATACAATACTACTTTTAGTTTTGGTGCTGGTGGCGGAGGTGGTGCTGGTGGCGGTCTTAATGGTGACTATGGTCAAACACCTTGGACAAGTTTTGGACCTAATGGACAATATGCCAGAGGCGGTACTTATGGTGGTGGGGGCGGTGGTGCAGGTACTCACGGGTTTAGTGGGTATACTGGTGGTCCGGGCGCTCAAGGCGGTTGCCGCATTATTTGGGGCAAAGGCAGAGAATTTCCTGGCACTTTAACAGATGATATTACTTAATAAAAATGAAATTATATATAAAAATAGACGGACAAGGTGGCGTTATAAATCACCCTATGCAGTTTGATTCTGCACAAGTTAGTATAAGTTTTGTTTTAAACAAAGAAGCTAGTTTAGTTACTGAACAAGAAATACTATCAAATGGTTTTGCAATTTTTGAAAACTATGAAATTGGTATTGCTGAATATATTGTATCTGATAACGGGTATAAACAATTACCAAACGGTAATTGGACTAGAAATTATGTCTTAAAAGAACTAACTCAACAAGAAAAAGTAGACAAGTGGGTGCGCGGACGTAGAGACCAAATGCTTTTTATTAGCGATTGGTCACAGCTAGCAGATAATGAATTAACTGATGCAGAACGTGTAAAGTGGGTAGAGCATAGGCACTATTTAAGAAAAATGCCAGAAATATATGCAGATATAACACATCCTGAAGAATTGGTGTGGCCTGAACCTCCGCTGCGAAAACCCCTTCCCAAAGTTTAAAATGACTACATTAAAAGAGTTAACTCATGAAATTCATGAACAAGCAGAGTCTCACGCATTTACCAAGCTAGTTTTATCAAAAAATATTACTCATCAAGTATATGCTGACTTTTTATATAACCAACACGCAGTATATCACACACTGGAAACAGTTTGTGGTGTGCGTGGGTTATTAACAGACTTACCTGGATTATGCCGAGCTGACTTAATACGTGAAGATTTAGACGCACTAAACATAACAACAATTAAACTGTATACTAGCACACACAAGTATACACACTATGTGGCGTGTAATTTAACAAATGATCAATTACTAGCACACCTATACGTACGACATATGGGCGATATGTACGGCGGTCAAATGATTAAAAATTGTGTTCCTGGCAGTGGCCGTATGTATAATTTTGAAAATCGCAAAGAATTAATTCAAGCTTTGCGAAATAAATTAGATATTTCAATGGCTTCTGAAGCTATCCATTGTTTTGGTTATGCTATTCAACTATTTACAGAGTTAGCCGATGAGCACAATATTCAATAAACTAAAACGGCACGCTACAGAAATGGAAAACATTATCAGTACGCGTGCCGTTTTACTGGATAGTGGTAATCAGTATTCTTGGATTAATAAAATTTATAATAATGAGTATGTTCGTAGAGCACACCTAGATATTATAGACGCTATTGATACTAAAAAACTGTACATGATGCATATTTGTGTATTTCCAAATATAAACGATACTGCACCATTATATGGTTTTGATATTATAGCCGGTACTAACAAAGTAACAGGTGCATTTTTAGATTATTCACCTATTGGTGATGTTAACCATTCGCTGTGCAATTATTTTGCAGATTTAGTAAAGTCTACTGAGTGGTCAAAGCCGCGAGAACTGCCTGAATGGGCACGTAATATTTTTAGCAAACAAATGATAGCTGCTGGAAATATTAACACAGATCTTGAACTGGACGTTATATTAGATTTGTCTAAACAGTCGTTGATACACTATTTAGACAATATTAAAACGCACAGACCCGTAATAAGTAATGTTGTGTATAACTTTACTACTCAACAAAATTACTATTGCCAACAACAAAAACAAAATCCGCATACTCCAAGAGTATTAAAAGGTTTAGGTTTTACAGAGGAAATGGCACATGATTTTATACATAAAGAATTATTTCCAGAAATATGAATCGGAAATATTAAAATATTTAGCGGCATACGCAGAAAGTAAAAGTTAATGTGGATACTACAATTTTTACCCGACTGGATATTTTACGTACAGCTACTAGCAGGAATAGTAGGAGTAGTATTAGCTAATACACTTTTCAAATTATTACCTTATAGCAGCGCAATTAAAATTATTAGTATATTAGCAATAATTATTGGTATTTTTATGTGTGGGGCTATATCAAGCAATGATGCCTGGTTAGCTAAAATTAAAGACCTAGAAGTTAAACTAGCACAAGCAGAAACTAAGTCCGCTATAAAAAATACTGAAATAGTACAAAAAATCATTACAAAAACACAGCTAGTTCGCGAACGCGGTCAGGATGTAGTACAGTACGTTGACCGCGAAGTAGTTAAGTACGACAATACTTGTGTAATTCCTAAAGAATTTATAGAAGCACATAATTCAGCAGCAAAGGCACTAAAATGAAATTATTAATAATTGCACTAGCCTTAGTGTTATCTGGCTGTGCTACAACTGTTCCTGTAGTTGCAAAGTTTCCACAAGCGCCCGGTACACTAGTACAAGAGCCTTGTGTAGAGCTTAAAAAACTTAATGACGATGCCAAGTTATCAGATGTAGCAAAAACTATTGTAGTAAACTATAGTGAATACTATATGTGCGCAGTTAAATTAGAAGCTTGGCAACGCTGGTATTTAGAGCAAAAAGCAATATATGAAGGATTACGTTAATGGAACTACAACTAGAACATTTACAACAAATAATTCCTAAAAATAAATACTGTACTCAATGGTTCGAAGTATTACAACAGTTACTACCAGACTACGAAATTAACACTCCTCAACGCATTGCAGCATTTTTAGCACAATGTGCACATGAGTCTGGTAACTTTGTTTTTATTAAAGAAAATTTAAATTATCGTGCAGCTACCTTACTAAAAGTATTTCCAAAATATTTTCCTGATTTGGCGCTTGCATCACAATATGCTGGTAAACCTGAACGAATAGCAAATCGTGTATATGCTAACCGAATGGGTAATGGTGACGAGGCTAGTGGTGACGGATATCGTTATTGTGGTCGCGGATTGATTCAAGTTACTGGTTGTGAAAATTACACTTGGTTTGCTAATTCTATAGAAATTACTCCTCAGGAAGCATCGGAGTATATGGAAACATTTGAAGGTGCGGCTCAAAGTGCTTGTTGGTTCTGGGAAACTAACAACTTAAATCAGTGGGCAGACAAAGGCGATATTGTAACACTAACTAAACGTATTAATGGTGGTACTATTGGGTTAGAAGATCGTATTAAGCATTATGAACATGCACTGCATGTATTAGGAGTTTAAATTATGCTAGAAACATTATTTTGGTTAGCACTAGGTGCATTTGTTGGTTGGAACTTTCCACAACCTGATTTTGCAAAACGTATACAGGCACGTATATTATCCTTATTTAAAAAGGATTGATTAAATGGCAGAAGTAAAGTCTCTATCACGCAGCGAACACGAAGCAAAAATTAAAGATAAAGCAGGCTGGGTAATCACTGTATTAGCAGCCTTACTAGCCATCAATACACTTATGGGCGGAAGTAATAGTTCTAAAGTTTTAAATAATACCATAGAAGCTAATAATACTTGGGCATTTTATCAAGCTAAATCTATTAAACAAACATTGGCAGAAATGGCATTAGACGACGCTAAACGTGTACGTGACAGCAGAAAAACTAATGAACTAACTGCTAAAATCGAAAGATATGAAAATGAACCTAAAGAAGGCAAAAAAGCATTAATGGCTAAAGCTAGAAGTTTAGAAGCTGATCGTGAAATAGCAAAACAACGTAGCCCTTTTTATACTTATGCAGGTAGTTTATTTCAAATCGCAATTGTACTGTTAACCGCAAGTATTTTAGCAGTTAATGATAGACTATTTAAAGCTAGTCTAGTAGTCGGAGCAGTTGGAGCTATAATAATGAGCCAAGGAGTTTGGCTATGGTTACCTATTTAAAATGGTTTATAATTTTATTACTCACTGTTACACTGTCGGCAGGTGGTCAAAATAATAAAGACAAACCAGACGATGGTAAAAAGTGTGTGCGTTGGGGTTGGTCAGGCGATGTTTATGAGCGAAAAGTATACTGCCTAGAATGGGTTAAAAAGGATTGCTCACAACGACTTCATAAAGAAATATGTAAACAGGAGTAAAAAATGATAGATCCCATCACAGCACTTGCAGGTATTACGTCTGCTATTAGTATGGTTAAGAAAGCAGCAAAAGTTGCTAATGACCTAGGTTCTCTTGCGCCAATGATTGGCAAAATGTTTGATGCTAAAAGTACAGCAACTAAAGCATTGATAGAAGCTAAAAAGACAAAGAAGGGTTCTAACATGGGAACCGCTCTTCAAATTGAAATGGCATTAGAACAAGCCAGAGCTTTTGAAGAAGAACTAAAAATGTTATTTATGCAAACAGGCAAAATTGACGTATGGAATAAAATCAAGGCTCGTCAAGCAGAAATGGATGCAGACGATGCTAATGATATAAGGCTCCATAATGCTCAGGAACGAGCGCGTAAACAAAAAGAACAAGAGTTAAATGAGTGGGGAATGATTATAGGTGCAGTTGCATTTATTGTATTCATATTTGGTATAGGTACTTATGAATTGATAGAATGGTGCCAGACAAGTGCTAGGTGCGGAAGATGAATGAATACCAAAAAACCTTTGATATGTGTTTAAAAATATTTGTATATGGTAGTGTTGCACTATACTTCTTAGGGTTTCTTAAATTTCTACCAGATAATTTGTCAGACAGAATTGTAAACGGATTAATAGGCAAATTTTTACCATAATGCAAAATGGATCCACTAACTCTATTCGCATTAGCTAACGGAGCAGTATCTGCAGTTAAAGCTGGCTGTAAGCTCTATAAAGAGATTAAAGGTGCTGCGGGTGATATAAAAGATGTATTAAAAGATCTTGATGATCAATTTCATAAATTATACCCAACAGGTGCAACTACAGTACAGCATAATGCTTACATAACTGAAAAAAATCGTGTTATTGAACTTAATAAAAAGAACGGTGAAACAACAGGTATATATCAGGAGATTGGTGAGCACTTAGGTACATATTACGATAACTTTCATAAGTGTATTACAGTATTTGAAGAAGAAGAAAAACGAGCAAAAACTGAACTATATAATGGTAATGACAGTATTGGCAAAAGAGCTTTACAACGAGTTCTAATGAAAAAACAATTAGAACAAATGAGTGTTGAATTACGAGAGCTAATGGTATATCAAAGTCCTCCTGAACTTGGTGCACTGTACACTGAAGTTGAAGATATGATGAAGGTAATGGGTAAGCAGCAAAAAGTATTACTTGTTAAACAAATGCAGAATGAGCTCCTTCAGGCAAAAAGACGTAAAGTCAGAATAGATAAACTTAGAAATGAAGCCATTATAGGTATATGTATTCTAATAATAATATTTACAATTGGTTTTATGATGATGTGGGTAGCACATGATCGATCAAAAAAATATCCTCAATACGGACAAGGTATAATTCCTAGAAGCCCTGATAAACAGGAAGAAAAATACATTTATATAGGTAGGTAACTATGACGACAGAAATTAAAAGCGCAAGCGAGCAAAAGAAAGAAGATTGGATGAATAGCAAATGGCGTCCAATGATGGGATGGATGTATATGCTAGTTTGTACAATGGATTTTGTAATGTTTCCTATATTATGGAGCTTGTTACAATCGCTAAGCCACGGTGCTGTAAATGTACAGTGGCAACCAATAACATTGCAAGGTGCTGGTTTATTTCACATTGCAATGGGTGCAGTGTTAGGTATTGCGGCATTTGGTCGCACACAAGAAAAATTAGGTGGAGTACAGAATAGTAATCTACAAACAGGGTTTCAAACACCACGAACACAGTCATCCTATATTCCTACTGGGTTTAACGGTACTAGTGCCAGTGATTTTTATCAACCGCAAGTTAAAGTTGGGTACGGTGGAAAATTTGCACCAGAACAGCCGATTTATCCACAATTATAATGGTATTTAAATATGAACCCAACAAATTCAATAAATCCTCAAATTTCTGAACGAGTAGCTATAGTAGAAACTAAAGTTGACGCTATGATTACTTGTATTGATGAAATAAAAACAGATGTTCGCGATATGCACGACTGCTTAGACAAAACTAGAGATGAAGTAATGGCTGAGCTAAAAAACATGAATCAGATGTCTACTGATCAACATAATGAATTAAGTAGTAAAGTAGGTGATTTAGAAAAATTTAAAACTAAATCAACTTATTGGTTAATGGGCTCTATAGCCTCCCTTGGATGGGCTGCTGGGCATACTGGTATTCTTAATCTTTTTAAATAACAGGAATTTAAATGAAAATTACATTTTATAGCACACTAGTCATTTTAAGTATGACTTTTTTAAGTTGGAATAATACTGCATTTGCTTGCGAAGCCGCAGAAACTAAAAAAGTTTGTGTAGATAAGATAGATAAGGCAGGTAATAAGCCTATCAAAGAATGTAAAACAATTAAGGTACATAAAAAATTAGACACAGAAACCAAACCAGCTAAATAATATTTATTAACAGATTCCTATAGTCTGTTAGTTTCAGACTATTATTTTTAAACTACCAAAGGAAGTTTATGGCAAGTGGTAAAAGAGCAAGACGTGTTGACAATGTAATCGAATTAAAAAGAACTCCAGTTAATTATGGATTTCAAGAAATTAAACCTCTCAATTTTATACAAGCTGAATATTTACGAGCAATTCAGTCTAATCAAGTTGTATTTGGTGTAGGTAGTGCAGGTACTGGTAAAACATATATTGCTGCTACATACGCTGCAGGTGAGTTATTTCATAAACGAGTGCAAAAAATTATACTTACTCGACCTAATGTTGAAACTGGACGTGGACTTGGATTCTTACCAGGAACACTAGAAGAAAAATATGCGCCTTACTTAGAACCTTTTGATAGTGTATTTTCGCGCAGCCTTGGAAGAGGTTTTTATGAATACGCATTAAAGTCAAAAGACATAGAACCAAAACCATTAGGTTTTATGCGCGGATCAACTTTTGATGACTGTATTGTTTTATTAGACGAAGCACAAAATGCTACACGAGATGAAATGAAAATGTTATTATCCCGAATCGGTAAAAATTGCAAAATGATTATTAGTGGTGATGTAGATCAAAGCGATATTCCTGAAAGCGGATTATCAGATGCTGTTAATAGATTAGACAGAATTCCTGGTATTGAAGTAGTAAGATTTTTGGATGAAGATATTGTACGCAGTAAAATGTGTAAACAAATTATATTAGCTTATAGAGATTAATTATGGCAACAATGTATAAACCTACAGAGGGTATGGCTAGCGCAGCTCGTCGTGCTCTAAAATGGAAAGAAGAAGGCAAACCTGGCGGTACTCTGGTAGGTTTAGCACGAGCAAATCAACTTAAAGACCGTGAAGAACTATCAGAGTCTACAGTTCTTAGAATGTTTTCTTTTTTTAGCCGTCATGAAGTAGATAAGCAAGCTACTGGTTTTAACAGTGGTGAAGAAGGGTTTCCAAGTAAAGGTAGAGTAGCTTGGGATTTATGGGGTGGTGATGGTGGATTTAGTTGGAGTACGCAAAAACGTAACCAAATTATGCGCGATCGTGAATCAAAAGCCATAAAACTAGTAACTATTGCTACAAAATCACAAGTATATGACGCACAATTAATGATTATGGGTCAGTATTTGGAAGACTATGCTAATCAAAACATTAGTGAAGAACTAGAAGCCTTTGGGCAATTTATGTATCATGCACAACTATTACGTAACTGTCATTTAGATGTATATTTAATGGATTTACACTTAGTTGCAGAACCTTACAGAACTGTACTAATAATGGTATTCGAAGAACTTTACTAAAAGAAAAAGCCCCTACAGAGCAATCTGTAGGGGCTTTTTTGTTAGCTAAATAATTTCTTTTTCAGAATCCTATATCGGCCATGAAATTTACTAGAATAAGCAAATTTATTTTGCATGTCTTTAAATTCTTTTGTGTCTATTAAATGTGTTTTTAATATAACTTTTCGCTCAGTTAAGGGTAAGATATTAAGTAAAGGTTCTCCTGCATATAAGTTAATATCTGCATTAACTTTTTTAGGCAGCCACATATTACAATTTGCACCGCATTGGTACTTATAATTTAAAACCCCACCAGGAATTCTAAACTTAAACAGATTGCTAGGCTTGTTCCAATCGGAATGGAATAATTGAAAATTTACTCCTGATTTTTCTTGTAATTGCCAGGGTACTGTAATTTTCATATGTATTAAATCATTAAACTCTTCGTGCTCAAATTGAGCAGTAGGATGATGACCAATCTTTGTATCTTCAGCAGAACTTTTCCATGCAAAATTACCATGTTCATCGTACTTTAGTATTAAATCAGTCCACAATGGTATAGTAAACATATTTTTATACATGTCTAATAAGCCTTCGCATACTTTAAGCGTAGACATAGGAGTAATAATAGGACTATTTTCAGTAGCTACTTCGCAGTGAGTCTTTAAAGATTTCCACCATTCTGGGTATATTTGTGTAGATTTTACAATAGGGTTATGATGATATACTCCTGCGTGATCGGCGTACGCATCTAATGTAATAGGGCGTAATCGTGAAATAATATCAAACATTTTTACTTTCTTCTTCTTTTGGAAGTTGTTCTTGCGCTTGTTTTAATATTTTTTGTGTTAGTGGATTGGCAGTTTTAGCGGGTAATTCTTGAAGTCCTGCTAAAACTGTATTTGCTTCTTCTACTGTTATTTCTAAAATAATAACTTTATCTTTTTCTGTTGTCATTTTATTGGACAAGCTCCTGTACTACAATCATCACCAACAATTTCATCAAAACTATTAGTATTATTGAGATCAACTTCACTCAATACTTTAACATAATCATTATAATCTTGTTCGGTTACAACTTCTTGTGGCAAATACAGATACCCTAAGTCTTTGGCTGTCATGGTTGGATCTGTACGGTAGATGAATGAAACACCTACATAACAATCCCAATTATCCAGCAACCAGTCAATAATTCCAGGAACTTCAGTAGGATCATAACTAATTGTTACACTAGTGTTTTGTTGATTCCATGAAGTCTGTAATAGCTTATAGCGTTCTAGTTGTACAATGGCAGACTCAATATTAACTTCTTTGCCATTAACTTCATCAAATACAACACCATCCCATTTTACTGGAAAAGTAACTAACACACCGCTATCATCAACTGGATGATTAATAACACGATAATTTGCTTGACGCAATTTATCGACTACTGGATCGTGTTTAGAGAATTGTACATTGTTGAAAATATACTTACCTAAGGGCTTATGTACGCCTTCAGTAGTATCCATAATCTTAGACAGAGTACCTGACGGCTTAATGCAAGTAACATTTTTAGGTGCTGGTAATCCTAATTCTAAACTCATACCAATGGCTGCACCAGTAGCTGTACGTTTTAGATATTCATAATCATAACTACCCATATCTGGACGCATTGCAATACCAGTTAAACCTACTCCGCAAAGACGTAAGAAATAGTTATTTAAATGCCATGACTCTTGTAGGATACCGTCTTTTAAGTTTACACAAGTTTGGCGATAGTTAGCGCGAGCTGCAAGCCTGATAGCATTGTGTAATCCTGCAGTGTCTCCTTTGAACTTGGCAATATCTGTTTCTGTAAGATTACAGAAAGATTTATTTCCGAGTAAGATTTCCACGCAAGGGTTTGCACCTTTGAACCATGGAGCACGACGTAATGCTTCGACTTCATTTATAAATCCTGGTTCGCTGCCACCTGCTTTAACCATCATTCCAAAGATACGTTCTAAGTCAGATTTTAGTGGTTTTTCTTTAAATACTAATGAATTGTTACTTTGTGTGCGGTGTGCATTATTATGCAGCCACCAGTCTTTTTTAGCTACTGCAAATTCTTCCCATTCTGGTTGACCATAGTCAAATAGTGCTATTTCCGCACTACGTCGACTAGATAAAATAGTGCCGAGATGATTAACAATATCAAGAATGTCCATCCTAGTAAGTAGGCTGTCAGCTCGGCCATTAAGTATAGTTGCGATAGCGACATAGGCTGTACTAATTGCACTATCGCCAGATGATATCCATCCATATCCTTTTAACCTTTCACCAGCAGGGCGAAGCTGACTAAAATCGAGAACAAGGGTATCAGCAGCATACTTACCAGCAATAAGTTTACCGATAGATTTTGCCCACGCTTCGGCGCTATCTCCGACTTGAAGCGTCCAAGTTTTTGTTTCTTCATCAAACCATTCGCTATTATGTTCATTACCGCCTTTTGCAGTGCGCTCACTACGGATTACTTTAATATCTTTAATAGGCTTACTAAATCCATTTAGTGTGCCTACAATAGGTTTAAACCCTACTCCGCATCCTTGTAGCAACAACCATAATACGTCTACTACGTCATAGATTGTTTCAACGTGCGTAAAACTACAATTAAATTGTGAAGCTTCACGAGTTTTTGCTACATCTGTACCACCAAGCCAGAGTGTACGACCACTCATAGATACTTTACGATCTAGCATTAACTGTTCTAGATCGTAAAGTTCTGAATATTCTAAGTCAGTAAGATCACGGCCTGCAGCACGCTGCCATAACCATTCTTGGTGATCAATAACTCGGGCTACTGTTTCTTGCCATGTTTCAAATTGTTTTCCGTCGTCTGAAACTGGTCTATTATATGTACGACGTGTTATTACTTGTGCTCTTGTGCTAAATGGCATGATTTCCTTTATTGTCCTGTACTGCCGAAACCGCCAGTACCTCTATCAGTATCATTCCAGATATCTTTAAAATCAACTATTTTAACTGGTTGAATTACTAATTGAGCAATTCTGTCACCTGATGTAATTTTAAAAACGTCATCTGAAATATTTTTTAACAAAACTTTTATTGTTCCACGATAATCTGTATCAATCACGCCTACGCTGTGAGGGATAACAATTCCCTTTTTACCTTGACTGGATCTGTTATACACAAAGCCTGCAAAGCCCTGTGGAATTTTGACCCCTATACCAGTATCAATAAGTTTTTGTTCGTTTGGATAAATTTCAATTTCTTGGGTGTTGCCTTCAAACCACGCAAACAGGTCTGCACCTGCATCTGTTGGATGAGCACGCTTAGGTAATTGAGCACCTGGGCTAACAAAACATTCTAGTATAGGCTCATAAGTCATAGTGCTATGATTATAATTACCATTTGAAATAGCTGTTGTTCCGTTCATTTTAAGTAAGTCTCCAAAATTTCATTAATTTGTTTACAGTTGTCTACACCAATAGCGTCTTCGCTATAAGTGACTAAGTCCATAAGTTTATAGTTGAGTTCAAGTTGATCTTTGCATTGATTAAGCGCTTCAATATATTTATACTTTCCACTAATAGGAATACTAGCGATGATATCCCAAGTGCTACCGTATTCACTAATAAGACCCACAGCACGCTTAGGTCCAATACCAGGAACGCCAGCAACATTATCACCGCTGTCCCCAGTAAGGCATTTAATGCTAATATAGTCTTCAGGCTCAAAATCATAATGTTCATTCCAGTTATCAATCGTAGTTTCTTTGCGTGTAACGTAGCTAAAACGTGACACTGTTGGTCCAACTAATAAGTCCCAGTCTTTATCGCTACTTACTAGCCAGATATTATCAATAGGTAATTTTTGAGCTACAATATATGCGGCAATGTCATCAGCTTCAACACCCTGATATTTGATAATAGGGTAATCAGTTGACACCTTAATATGCTCTAGTGTTTTATTGAAGTCTTCAAAGAATAATTCAAACTGTGCTTTTTCTGCTTCGGTTTGAAGTTCAAACTTATCTTTTCTGTTTTGTTTGTACATTGGGTAAATAGCTTTGCGATAGCTACTACTGCCTTGGTCACACGCAATAATAACGTGACTAGCTTTGTAACTTTTCTTTAGGCTTTGTACTGTTCGTAAGTAATCTTCTGCAAAATCTGTAGCACCGCTATGTTTATAGCGAAAGGCTAAGTTAAGTGCGTCTACTACTAGCAATGTATTTTCTTGTTCTGTAATTTTTGTAAATGTTTTAGACATGGTTATTTCTGTTGTTTAATGTAATATTATACACGACTTAACTTAAATAGTCAAGTTACAAATTGTGGCTGCTCCCACTTAAGCCAATCTTCTAGTAATGCTACATAGAATTCATGAGTTTCGTGGTTGTAATATACACAACGATAGTTCTGACTGTTAGGTAATTCGTCAAAAGCTACAAATACCTTGCTTCGATCAAATTTAAATATTAAAAGCGGTTTTTTACTTACTTGTTTACCTTGGCGAACAGTCTGTTCCCAGAACTCTACTAATTGAGGAGTTTTAGAAGTTAAAAGGTGAGAAGTAATATGATCTTCTGCGTAACCTTTTACTTCTACACACCAAAGATTAGTTCTTCCAGGTACATACAAATCGCCCTTAAGCTGATGTTTAGGGTCAAGTGCGCCAGAGCCAGGCACTCTTTCCCACCCTAATTGGGTATATTTTTTTAAAAGATCACGTACTGTTGTTTCAGTACGTGCACCTTTAGCTCTAGAGTCTACTACCATTATTCAACTAAAGTCTCATTCGCTGCTGGTTTTGGTGTTGCTTTTGGTGTTGCTTTTGGTGTTGCTTTTGGTGCTACTACTGGTTCAGGTGCAGTATTTGGTTGAGCTCCTAAAACTATTGTACAGTTTGGGTCAACTCTAACCACTACTTTACCATTGTTACCATAAATTGTACGAGTAGTGTACTCTTCATCAGTAAAAGAATCGCCAGCATTTAATGCAACAGATTTATTATCTCTAGTAATGCTAAACTTAGCATCACCAATAATTTCTTCTAAAATCATATTATACCTCTATTTGTGAGATGTTGTTACGTTTCACTACATTTACTTTTTCCAATAATGGGTGAGTAAATCCATGAGAAACAAGGAAAGTATTTAAGTGTTCTTCTCGTAGCAATACTTCTACTAATTTTTCTTTTCCATCAGTATCAAGTGTTTCTACAGTTTCATCTAATATAAGTAAATTAATTCTTGAACTAGATAAAGTTTGCATAAGTTTTCTAATTGCTAAAAGTGTAGCAACATTAACTCTTGCTTTCTCGCCACCACTTAAGGCAAGTATTTCAATGTCTCTGCCGTTGTCTGTAATAACAACATTTAGCTTATCGCTTGCATTAATTTTAAAACTAATTTGAAATCTACCATCACTTAAATCTACTAAGTACTTGTTAGTAATTTCTTCTAAATCTTTTACTAAACATTCAATTTTATATGCTACTAAACCTGTTGTACTAAAAGTTTTAGTTAATACATTTAGTATACTCATACGTTCGCTGAGTTCGTGAAGATTAAAACTATAAGTTTCTAACTCTTCTCGCATTTCTACTAGTTGTTTACTTACTAAATCTACTTTAGTATTATGTGCTAATATTTCTTTATTTTTGTTCTCAGCAATAGTAATACGATTTTTTAAATCTTGTAAATTATTCTCTAGTTCGTTTAGACTTTTTTCTATTTGTTGTTTATCTAGCAGTTCACTTTGTAGTTCAGTATCTACTAGTCTATGATACTTTTCCCAGTCTTCTTGAGATTTTTGTGATTGTTCCCAAAGTGTTTTTTGTTGCTTAATTTGAGCTATTTTTTGAGTATAGTTCATAGTCTCTACTGTAGCTATTTCAGCTTCAGCTGTTTTTTCTTCAATTAACTCAGAAACTTTTTCTTCGTCAATTTCAGATAAACAAGTAGGGCAGTTTCCGTGTAATGCTTTCATTTTTATTACAAAAGACTGTGCATCACTTACTGTTTTACTTAATTTAGCAACTTCTGCTTGGTAATTCTCAATACCTTCTTCTGGTTTAGCAGGAATAGGTATTAAATTAATTTTAGATTGTAACTGTTTATAAGTATTATTTTGTTGAATCTTTTTATTAGTACTTTCTAAAGTAGTTAATTGCTGAGACAGTGTTAAAGTTTTATTGTATAAATCTGTATCCATTTCTGGAACTTCAATAACAGGCTTAATATTTAAATCTGTAGACTCATATTTGTTTAACCAACTGTTAACAGTATTAACTTTTGAACTAGCTGTAGCAACGTCTTTCGATAGTTCACCTGTTACTTCTTTAAAAATTTCAGCAGCACGAGTATATTTACCTAAGTTTAAAATTTCAATAAGAAATTTCTTTCTAGCAGTGTCAGGAGCAGTTAAAAACTCTAAACTACTAGCATTACTTTGATAAACAATTTGTGCAAAACTTTTATGATCAAATCCTAAGATTTCTTCGACCATTTTATAGGTGGCAGTAGCAGTATGTGCACTTATGTCATTACTATTTTTAAATAATTTAACTGTTTGTGCAGTGCCTCGCGTACTTTTAATAGTATAGTCAACGCCATCTCTATTAAAGTCCAATTCAATGCTGTATGTTTTATCTTTAACATATCGGTTAAGAATGTCAGATTTTTTAATGCTTTTAGAGTTCTTATTAAACAAGACTTCTTCTAATATTAGTGCAATAGAGCTTTTTCCATGCCCATTTTTACCAACTAATTGAGTTAAAGGCGACTGTGTAAAATCTATCTGATTATCTTTTCCATAACTAAAGGCATTACTCCAGCGTAGATGCTTAATTGTTATCATTTAATACTCTATTCTGTGTTAATTTTGTCTGCATAAGTTTGAAATTCCTTTAATACACTTTCAATTGTCTGCTCTGGTAATTCTAAAATATATGTTAAGTACTCTTTAACTTCTTCAGCCATTGACATTTCTGCATCTAATATTAGCGCACTATCTGTATCTCGCTTAATTACTTTACGATCAATTAACTCACTATCTTCTAGCTCACCAAGTTCTTGCATATCGCCTTCAACTTGATAAATTGTATGATCGTAGTCTGTTGCAGGCTTTGGATCTTCTACATTGACAGTTTTTCTAATTAATTGTGGTAATTGTAATTTACGCCACTCATGTTCTAAGCTATTGGTGTCCAATATAATAGCACCAGTAGCTACATTATTACGATGAAAGCTAGTAGTAACAGGACTTCCAGGATAGAGTATATTTCTTTGAGAATTTTCATAACTGTGCAGATCACCAGCTAATACTAGCTTCCAGCTCTCAAATATAGATAGATCTACTTCTGGCTTTACGTGTGGTGGAATCTCTCCACGAACGTGCGTAAAGCAAATATCTCCACGAATTATAAAAGGATCTTTTTCAAACTGTTTTAGTTTATTATATGGAATAAAATCCATGTTTTGCACTTTACAATAATCATCAATTACTGTAACTAATGGGTTTAATCTATTAGTAACTTGTTTTAAATTACTAAGAAATGTTGTATCTTTTTTAACGGCTTCGTGATTACCTGCATAAATAATTGTGTCTATTTTACAACTATTGACTAAGTCAAAATATGTTTCCAGTTCTTCCATATTAGGAAGTTTATCAAAAACATCTCCGCCTATAACAAATAATTCACATTCGCTTTGAATAGCTTGTAGCTGATCCCAAAGCATATTGTACCTATTTTTAGCCCAATCAATAGGCACATTTTTTTGACCTAACTTTATATGTAGATCAGCTGTAAATAATACTTTCATATTACCTTTATAAGACAGAAAAGCCCGCTAAGCTTTTCGTTTAGCGGGCTTTATTTGTTGATTAACCTAGTTCTTTGACAGCTTCTGAAGCAGCACTATCTGTGCTTTCTTCTTCATCAGTATTGCTTGTAATTTTTTCTAACAAGGCTTTTACTTCTGCTTCGTTAGGACGAACAAACTTTTCGTCAATAGGTTTAGCCGCTTCAGCCATTGCACGCTCTTCGTCTGTAAGTTTGCGGGGCTTGCAACGCAAGACTTGTAAGGTATATTCCACATTAAATGGAAGTGGTCCTGTCTTAGCACGCTTAAACACTACATCCCAACCTGTGTCATAATCTGTAGGATCACCCAAATCTTCCGCTGCTGATACAATTTGCTCAAACAACTTCTTTTTAAGATTTAGTGCTACAACTTTATTCTGCTTAGGGTCAATAACATTAACTGAATAACTCCAGCTGCATTTTGCATCAGGAAAATACTCATTAACATGATCTTTTTCTACATTGTCAAACTTTTCTTTTTCGCGACTAAAGGCTAAACACTCAACTGGAATGTCCTTATTATTAGTACCTTTTAGCCAATAAATATATCGGGGAAGAACTCCACCGACTAGACGAACTGTATTTTCTCCATCTTTATACTCATATGACTCAACTTTATTAGATTGAGCTTTACCTTTTGTATTTTTGAAACTTAGTGCCATTTTTAATTTTCCTCGTATTTGAAATAAATTTTGTTTTCTTTGATTGTAATTAGCGGATTTGATTTTATTGCGTTAAGGTCTATATCAAAAAAGAATGAAAGATCTAGATATCTATATCCGTAATGTTTATAGATTGCATAATCTCTACGCCCCGCTAGACGAATGTATTGTGATTTATATACTATATCAGTATTTTTGTCAGCAAAAAATGAAGAAGCATTTATTAGAAAGCTATTACCTTTTAAATTAAAAATCGGTTTGATTTTGGTATATTGGTTTTTAGGAATAGATTTTCTAATAAAGTGCAATCTTAATTGTTCAACTAACTTTATTGGATCACACTGTGTTTTGTTTTCTAATAAGTTAAGATTGAAGAAAAGTGTCATATACTGAAACTTAATATATATTATATCATTTTAGATAAGGTTTGACAAGTTGAATTTTTTACACCGTTTCAACTTCCCAGCCTTTTCGTAAATAAAGTCCCAACCTGTCGTTGTTCTGTTTTTTGTCAGCCCATCCAGCAAATTGAATATCTACTACTAAAGGGCTTAATTTATTTTCATAGGGTCGCATAATACGTCCTACAATTTGTTCTAGCAGACTATCATTTGACATAGGTACGGCTAGAATAACGCAACTAAGTACGTTTATTGATATTCCTTCTGAAAATATTTGTCTACTGCCAGCAACACACATTTTTTCTTTATTAAGTAATTGTTCTTTTGCTTTTTGTCTTTGCTCAAAACTTGTCTCTCCAGTAACCAACAAACATGTATCACCAATATACTCCTTAACTTTTTCTAAAAATTCTACCCTGTCAGCTATAATAAGAACAGAGTGACCTTGAGCAATTTGAATATTAGCAATATAACTAATAAACTTTCTATAGTTATCATTCTGTGTTAGATCATTAATTTTCTCTACCCAAGTAGCGCCAGGTTTTAAAGTAATGTTACTTTTTACTAAATGTACTACTGGTGGTAATGTATTTGATTGTGGCGGTCTGTATACTGTAGACCCAAAATAATCATCAAATAATATATGTTTACCATCTTTACGAATCATAGTACCACTTAAAGCTATTCTATATCTAGCATGAAAAGCATCTACTGTTCCCGCAAAAGTAGTAGCAGGACAGTGATGTGCTTCATCTAAAATAATAGTCCCAAATTCTTTTGTTAATTTTCCTAGATTTTTTACTATAGTTTGAATGTTGCCTACTACAATAGCGTGATCTTCTATATCAAATTTACCGCTACCAATAATACCTGGTGTCATACCAAATAGTGTTTCTACTTCTTCTACCCACTGATCACGAAGTGCTGTCGTATGTGTAATTACTAAAGTTTTCTGACCAAATTTTTTAGCAATATGCAATGCCGTAAATGTTTTACCCCAACCTACTAATGCATTAATAAAGCAAGTATCATTAGCTTGATTATATATTAATGCTTGATCTTCTCGTAAGTCAAACTTAGTTGTTGGGAAAGGTACTGGTACTAATACTCGTTTGTCTATTAACTCATAATTTTCAGGTATTAGGTCTACTCTACCTTGTGGAATAGATAAAATATTATTGATTAATGTAGCATAATTTTTAATTGTTTCTACACTTTGAAACTTTTTAGAACCAGTATCTTTATGAATTTTATATGTAAGAGTACGTATTACTTCTTTGGTGTGCTCTATTCCTGGATTGTCCATATAGATTCTGTTGCTAATTACCGCTTTTGGCATTATACTAATCTCCAAGTATCTTTTTGTGGAGAGTCAAAATAGCCATATAGTAAGTAACTGTTATCCATATGTAATACTCCAGCATATTGTTCGTAAGTTTCGGGTTGTTTCATAGTTTTAAATCTGCTAGATATGCCTTCGAGTTCTAATACACATCCTATGCCATCGGCAGGTAAAACTTTATTAATCTTTTTTGTTGTCAGCTTGGCGCGCTTAGTTTTTTTATGTTGAAAAGCTTTTCCATGACTAT